CCATTATTATTATTGACTAGAAACTTCTGTTCTAGTATTTATCAACGAATCAATTCTTCTGTCACAGAACCAGTGTTGGATTCAGGTGATTCACCGATGGTGAAGTATTGAACACTAAAGTTTACAGTGAATGTTTCGATTGAATTAGAAGAATCATAGTTCAAATCGATTGCACTGATGTCATTTGGCCAAATGTCATAGAACTTGTAAGTTCTGAGAACAGAATGTTCGCCACCATTATTTGTGGTGACAAACTTCTCACGTCCTCTGCCAAGTTGTTGGACATATGCATCAGTCATGTAAGAACCTGGATTCGTTACACCTGTGTTGTCCTCCAATTTACTAAGAACATTGGACCACTTTTCAAAAGCGGTTCTGAGTTTGAAGTCTTCGTCATTCATGACGGTGACGGTCCAATCAGCAAACGTTCTGTCACCAGCAACTTTCAGATTTCTACCTCTGAAAGGAATGTCGATGGCGGCAACGGTTGATGCTGGAAGGTTGGCTGCCTTACAGAGGAATTTGAAAACTCCGTTCTCACCACTGTCGCCAGAGTTCCAAGCATCACTTATTGCTGAAGGAAACGAAGGGATTGAAACTTCAAATAAATTGTTACGGGCTGCACCACCCGCCAATTTTGATTTGAATTGAGAAATGGTTTTTGCTTCTGCCATTGGTTTAGTACTCCTGTTTTAGATATTTGTAATAGTTATTAACCACGACCTGCAACTTCAGAGAACTGGACACCAGTTCTTGTAGCAATGAAGGTGAGAGTGACAAAGTTAATCGACTTGGTTGGTTTCAGGTAGATGTCTGCCCTAAACTCATTATTGTCAATCGCTTCAGGAGTATTGTTGGTATCATCACAAACAATAAGGAAGTCATAAACTCCTCTCTTAGCCTGAACATCTCTCAAGTATGGTTCAACAATGTTAACGAAATTCGACCTTGTGTTACTGTCATTGAGTTCAAAGAGTTGAGCATTTGCAGCTCCTTCAAGTGCCTGTTCAACTGTGAGGAACAGTCTTCTTACGTTGATTCTGTCGAATGCGGAAGCGTAACCAAGAGCAGTCTTATCACCGAAGAGGATGATTCCACTACCTTTTTGATTGATGATGGAGTTAATTCTTGCAGGATAGAGTTGATCTCTTTGTGCCTTAGTAGGATTGTATGCCAACTTGATGGCATTATTCAGAGTACCTCTTTGAACACCAGCTGGTGAGAACCATGGGAAGGCAGTCAGATTAGTACGGGTCATCAGACCAGCAACATCACCGTTACATGGGATGTATCTGAACTCGTTATTGAATCTATCAAAAGTGTACTTATAACCACTATCAAAGATTGCATATGATGAAGAAGTAAGTGGAGAATAGAACTTCAGTAGATTTGTTGTGGCAGTTGTCGTGTTAGTAACATTGACAACGTTTGCTCTATGTGGTGACACAGTTGCAACACAATCTTTTCTCGACTCTGCAATCGAGATGACCTTATTCGCCTTGGCTTGTGATTGTGACTCATCACCTAGACCAGGACCCATGAGGATGTAATCAACTTCGATCTCATCTTTATTGGAGAACAAATCGTAAGCAGTATTCAAGTCTCCCAGTTGAGCTTCCATTCCACCGTTTGCAGAATAGTCAATACCACCACCAAAGGTATAACTTACTGAACCGATAGACGAGAAGGTAACACCCTGTGCTTCTAGTCCCCAAAGACCGGCTCCAGTTGCGATTGGAGTGAATGCCGTAGAGAAACCTGAAGCCAATGGAGTAGTTCCCCAATAAGAATCCGCTTCAGAGGATGGATTTTTACCAGCAAAAATATATGAAGAGTTGTCAGCAACAAAGTTCTTATAGTAAGTCTTCGTCGGCGCGTCACCATCAGAGGTAGCGTCTACTGCCTTAGAAAGATTCGTAAACTTCTCAAGAATGTTTCCTTGAATACCTGTTACTGAACCAGTGTCATCAACGACTACAACGTGAATACCATCATTTCCACCGTTTCTCTGGGAAACGTAGTTTGACGTTACTGGTCTTGGTGCAATCGACTTCCAAAATACCGATGAGTTAGTCAATCCAAGAGTCTGTTGATCGTACCAGTCAACAGAAGTTGTTGCTGCTTGTGAAGTACCAGTGTTGATACCAGAGTTATTGACAAAGTTGACAGTAGCAGAAGCTGCGATTGAAGCAGCGTTATTACTCTGTTGATAAGTGATGTTAGTTTCGGTGCTTCCAGAAACTCTAGAAACAATTTTAACGTCAATCGAACTGGACCCACCAGAATCAGTGGTAACACCAGTAATAATACCTTTAAGGTGACCATTGAATACTGAAGTAGTACCCGCACCAGGAAGAACAACACCACTAACGGCTACAGTAACGCCGTAGCCAACCAGTGCTCCACTGGCACCAGGGTTAGTAGTATTGATTCCGATTGTTTGGTCAGCAGCGTTATCAATAACACATACTTTTAAATTATCTGCCCACTTACCAGGGTTCTTGGCTGCGTAGTTGAAAGTAGTGTCAGTGGTGTGATTTGCTTGATAATCGTCATAATTATCAATTCTACTATTGCCAGTCAAAGTGGCTGCGGCGGCATTAGCACCAGCATTAGAATTTCCTAGGGTCGAACCAGCGACTCTTGCAACTTTCAGTACACCACCATATGACAGGTAGGATGAAGCAGTCATCCAGTATTCATACTGTCTGTCAGTAGAAAGTGGCTTACCAAAGGCACTGATGAGTTGTTGCTCTGTTGTGATGTCAATAGCTTCATTAACGGGGCCAAGTTCAAAGGGACCTGCAATTGCCCCGATGTTATCAAGAACGTTATCTGCCCTTCCTACCGTTAAATCAACTTCTCTGACAATTAAGCCTGGAGATAATTGAGGAGTCGCCATGTTTTGATTCTCCGTGATCTCAGTTTATCTAAAAATATTTATGATTATGGGTCTTTTCAGTGGGGAAATATGACGTGAGTCACCAATCTGGATAATTCCAATCAACAAATGGAGTTATTTTATTTCTATTCTCCACAACTCTTCTAACAGTACACTCTTTACATTCATAAGAATAAGAAGATGCGACTGGGCCCCTATCTTTCCTTGTTCTATAGAAACCTTCTATCAGATTCTTTGTCTGACCACAAGTTCTACACTTCCTATCATTCAGAAGTAAGTGTCCAAGTTTTATTTGTCCATCCAAATCCATTAGTAATTCCAGAGTTCCCAACCACCAGCAGTATTTCCATACTCATCCATTTTATTATTCTGTGTGTACCATCTGTCACCATCACCATCTGTAAAACTATCCTCACCTAAGCCATCATCCAAAAACCCAAATGGTGCCATATCCTGCTCAATCTGGTTTTTTTGTTCATCATATAATCTCTTACGAACATCCTGATCAGTCAATTCTTTGAAGTAGTCCTGTGCAACCATCCATGCATAAATCACTAGACACATTGCAAGGTCATCATTACATCCTTCTTCTGCTTCAAAAGAATTGTTTTTCTGAATGAATGTAGTCAGTTCTGAAATAATCTCATAATCCCAGAGAATGAGTTTATCCTCTTCAATCATTGTCTTGAGATTGAGAGATCCAATTTTCTTAACGGTCTTGGACATCTTGACACCAAGTTGTGTCTTTTTACCAGAAAATCCTTGACCAACAATCTGACCTGCTCTACCTCTCATAGAACACATTAACAAGTTTTGATACTCCAGGTCATATTGAAGAATACTAGCGACCTGATCTCCAACGTCGTTGACTTCACAGAGTATAAATGCTTCGTTATAATTTTTTGCTACTTCATAGATGACACTTGGAAATAACATTGGTTTGATTTCATTATCTCTATACTTTGCAACTAATCTATGTGGGAATGTAGTGATATCAATAACAACAAATGCAGAATAGTCTGCACCAACTCCTCTGGCAACGTCAACAGTTGTAATATAGTCATGGTCTTTTTTGACCGGTTCAAAGACATCTAATCCAGCATTTCTCTGAATAGGATTCTCATAGACTAGTGTCTTAAGTTTTGATGGTGCAATGAGTGTATCAACAGAACCTAGGAACTCACAATTATGTGAAACTATTTTATTGGTAATGTATAGGTTTTCTTCCCCTACATCCAATAAATCATATAAGTATATT